CAACAACTCCTGTTATCATGTATATTACATGGTTATCAATGTCTTTTTTTTCTTTTTCTATTTCATCTATCAGTTCTTGATAACCTTTAGCAGTATTTTCTATATCGTACATTAATTGTCTTTCAATGCCCTTTCACTCTATATTGTTCAATCCAAGTTAATTCTCTATCTGATCTAATTGGTACATCACTAAATAACCACCAGGCTCTACCATATTTTTTTGCAGATGCCTTTTGTAATTCTACACCTTTTTTGGAATAAGGGCAAATACTTTGTACTTTTTTGTTTCTTTCCCATATTGTATCTACAGGTTTTTTACCATATTTCTCATACCAAATATTATAATTTCTCGTTGTAGATTTTTTTTCAGGTGGCTTTTGAGCCTTAATCATTTAAGACTTCGCCAGTTTTAGTATCTACTAAATCTTCGGCTAATTCAGGAAAAAGATGATCTAATTGCTTATCAGTTAATCTATTAATAATTCTTTGATGCGGACGAACATTTCTTCTTAGCTTACCATATTGAAAAGTAATCCAACTCTTTAAGAAAAATTGGTGTTCATCTACTTTTATCATTTCCAACTTATCCTCAATTACCTTTGGTATTTCGCCATCATAACCATTGCAATAAAACTTTATGGCCTCTTCGTCATATTCCCAAAAACCATCATAAGTACAAGTTTGAGTAATACAAAACCATAAAACCTTTTCTTGTGCATTTAAATTCCTAAACCATCTCTTTGAAAATAAATCACTATCTATAAATCTCTTAATCATTTTTATCTCCGTTCATTTTTATTATTTGAGAGTAAGTCAAAAATCTTTTACTCATATGATCAAAAAATACTCTTGCCGTCTTGCTTAGTATAGATTCTACATATTCAATTTCAGCAATCTTTTTTATCTTTAATTCTCTAATCGCCTTATTTAGTTTTTTAACTTCGCTCATTTTTTAACTCCTGGAGTTTAAGTATATGCTTAAATACTTTCCACCCCCAATTTAAATCTTTAATATTTACATTGTGTTCAACGAAACCTCGTTCATCTTTTTTTACTTGCAAAACAATAGCACCTTTGATTTTCCACATCTTCTTTCTTGATTCAAGCACTCTTGGATGTTCATTGGCTACTGGTGTATTTTTTAAAGTATATTTTTGATCAATATGCTCATTCCACAATTGCCTGTATGCTGCTAATTGAACAATAAATTCATCATATAAATTTGCTGATGTTTTAAAATCAATTAATACCAACTTTTCAGCATTACCACTTCCAATAATTGCTACACCATCAAAAGTACCACCAAAATTATATTTATCAGAAACAAGTTTCATTTCAGTTTCTACGAATTTTATTTGTTTATTTCTTTGCCAATCATAATAGCCATAATATGCAGTTTTAGCTTTTGATATTTCCTCAGGTGTATAATCGTCTAAATAGACACTTCCACCTTTAATGAACTCTTCTATCATCTTATGTGCTAAAGTGCCGATATTACCTGCTTTTCGTAGTTCTTTTTGTGGATCCTTGCCTTGTATCATAAGTTTTCTTGTCCATCCTAACAGTGCATTTTTATTCCAACCTAATTGTTGTGCAATTACATTAGTCACGGATCTAACTTGTTTTCCTTTTACATAATACCTGGTATGACTTTTTCTTTTCTTTGGTGTTTTAATCATTAAATTTATCCCAATCAGTTTTGTCAATTAAATGATAAACAAATAAACAAAATGCAATTGCTACAATAGTTTTAATCATTTGGAACCTCTGCTTTACTATTAGCAACAGCCATTGTTATTTCATCTACAACTTGTCTAAACTCTGCTTGTGAATATTTTTTAATATGTATTTCTTTTATTAAATGTAAAGTATGTCTATACATATTGTGTACACCATTTAACTCTTCAAAAAAAGAGAAACACAACTCTTTTTCATTTAACTCTCTATTATTACCTACTTTGCTCATTTTCTTTTTCCTTATTTTGTTCGCGTAATTCTTGTAACTCTGCTAATAGGCTTAACCAATCCCTAAATTCCAATGTAGCATAAAATTTAGCATTCATCTTAAATACATTTACAGGAGTTTTGCCTAATGGACAATCATCATATATTTGTTCCCACCATTTAGGAATCATTAATTTTTTTTGATCCTTTACTTCAAAATGATAATCAAAAGCAGTTGAATCAGGATTTATGTCAATAATATCGCCCTTAATAGATAACCCCCCTGATTGTGGAGTTCGTCTTACATTAGTTCCTAAATATTGATTAATTAATTTTGCTACTTCTAATTCTGCTCGTTTACCCTTTTTCTGTGAATTTATCATAAGTTTCCTTTTTAGTTTTTATCAAAATTATAATCTTCAACTTTTTGTAACAGCTTTCCAAGTTTTTGCATTCCAAGTACATGGCTATCTGTAACAAAAAAATAATCCCAAAAGCCACCATTATTATTTTTCCAAAAAGCAAAAGCCATTGCAATTTTACCTGAACTTTTTAAAAAATATATAGTAGCAGTAGTTTCGCTTAATGGTTTTATTTGTGATACTTTAAAAGATTCTTTTAAGTAATTAAATTTTCTGTCAGGATTAGAAAAGATTGTAGCAATAGATTCTGCTTTTTCTCTAAGTTTTAAAACTCGTTCTTTTTTCATTTGGATCCTTTTGTTTTAGCAGAGGTAGGATTATTGCATTGTGATAGTGTTAATACCTTGTTGTCAAATGAAGAAATGCCAACATAAGATACAATAACCCTCTCTACTCGTTTTGCCAACCAAATCAAAATGGTAAGTCGTCCTTATCAAAAGTCTGTACTTCAACTTCTTTTTGTACTTCTTCAACTCTACTTTCTAA